TGAATCAAGAAATCTTCTTGCCGCCTCTATCATTCTCAGCTCGTTGGCTGAAACCGGAAGCGCATAGACCTGCTGCATTTTTTCAAGGAACTCCCGCCTGTAGTCGGGCATATCGTCCGAGATGTCAGCCGTCCGCCAGCCGCATATGTCAGTGAAGCGGCAGTCATGCAGCCCCATGAACAGCCCACGGAACTTCCACCAGTGCATTTTTGTCTCCCATAGGTCAATGCCGTATTTTTCATAAAATGCAGCGGCTATCATGGGAAAGTCTGCGTCAAAGCTGTAAGCTCTGCGGCTCGAAAGCATTGTACCACTCTCGCTCGTTTCCTTGGGCGGTTCACCGCATCGGTAGAACCACAGCATAAACATCGCAGCCCGTGAAAGGTCACGGGGCATTACGGGAAAAATGAGCCTCAGGGCAGTTATGACCAGTCTGTCCTCGGGAATGCGGCAGTCAGTGATAAGCTCCTCAAATCTCATCCAGCAGATAAAATCGGTGCGGAGCGGCAGCACCGTCACGCCGCCGTCCGTCACCTCAGTGTATTCAGTGGGAAGTCTCTGCGGGAGCATACTTTTTCAGCACCTCTTCCGTCACCTTTGCGGAAGCACGGTTCAGGAACACCCACAGCGCACCTATCTCATCGGTGTCAAGACTGCCTGCATCGGTCACGCCTGCGTCATCGCCGAAATGCTCATTTACGAACTCATCGCCCAGATAAAGCTTTATGCCCTCCAGCGTAGCCTCTGCCGCCGTTACCGCATCGGGAGCCTTGACTATCTCGGCTGCAATGCGCCTTGTCTCCTGCACGAAATATGCAGTCTTTGTGGGTATCTCAACGCTTTTGCCGTATATGGTAACGGCAGTGGGGTTCCTTTCGTAGTTAAATTCCATGTTATTCCTCCGTATTTACAGCTTTGCTTTCGGAATTGGCAGAAGCAGCTTCGGCAGTATCCACAGTAAATGTTCCGCCGTCGCCCGATGTGGCAGGAGCAAACTTGCCGATAACAGGGTCGCCCAGACCGTTGAACGCACCCGAAAGCTTCATCTTATTGTTGTTTTCGGAAGTGCCTGAGGGAGCGACCGCACAGGTCTCCATGCGTGCCACATAACCGCCGCCCGAAACAGCGTTGAACTTTTCCACCGTCAGTATCTTTACAAGGCAGTCGCCCAGCACCTTGCGGTTTTTGTATATCTCATACACCTTTTTGATGGTGGGGTCGGAATACATAAGGTCGCACTCAAAGTTGTATGCGGTCTTGTAGCTTGTGGTGTCGGTGCTTTCGGTATCCATGTTGATGTACTTGGTGCTTTCCGTCTGAGCGGAAGTTGCGTCATCGAACTTTGACCAGCCGTCACCCATTCTTGCCCACTGAGGCGTTTCACTGGAGCTTACGTCCATGTAATGTTCCAGCTGGGTCCTTTTAACTATCGTATTTGACATTAACAAACATTCCTTTCTTCAATGTATTCAAGAGTTATGCTCATCTGATACGTGCATTTCTTACCGTCCTTTTCGTACTCAAAAGGTACAGCTCCGTCCATGCGTATATCCTGAGCCGTGCGGTATTCGGGGAGAGCGGGAAGCTCCTGCACGTTCAAAAACCACCTGCGCAGATCGTCAAGAAAAGCGCTGGTCTGTATCCTGCGCAGGTCATCGTCCGACAGGCTGCCCAGGAAGAGAGAGGCGTGCATGGCTTTAAGCTCGCTGCCGCAGAGATATGTTTGCAATACCTCAGTGCTGTCCTCCACAATTCCCGCACAGTCGATGTCATCGCTGCGGAAATTCACCTGCATGGTGTAATCTGCCAGCAAAGGGCAGCCGCAGAGGAAGTCCCACAGGGATTCAATAACGGAATCAGCCACGATATCTGCACCCCGCTATCTGAGCAGCCCCTGCAAGGATAGTGTGAACGTGAGCTGCTTTCATTCTCTCGAACCACAGCCGTCCTCTCAGACCGCCTCTTGCGGTGCCGCTTGCCCCATGTCCGCTGTTGCTGTAGTAATTTTTTCGGGCATATGGAGCGGTATAAACAAGCTCACCTGAGCCTATCACCGTGCCTCTTATGCCTGAGCGGATAAGCTCGCCTGTGTCCTTGGGGGTGTACCTGTCGCAGCGCCTCAGGCATTCGCTGTCTATGAATTTCTGTACAGACCCGCCCTGCGCCAGCCTGTGATTTATGCAGATCTGTTCAGCGCTCATGGGCTTGAAAACTATCATCTTATCACTCCTATCTTACTCCCAGCATTATGTGCCGCATATTTTGGGAACCGAAGTTGTTCACCGTTATGCTGTGTACGTGCAGGCCGCTGTACAGCTCCTTGTCGGTGGGGTCACTCATTTCCCCGAAAAATATGTAGTCGCCTTTTCGGATATCGGCAGCGATGTCGGGGATAAATACCTTGGCAGTGTCGGCGTTTTCCTCGCCGTATTTTTGCACTTCATAGGCTTTGACCTCCTGCCACATGCAGGGGAATGTGCCTGCCTTTAAGACAGTCTTTCCCGCCGTCCTGAAAACGGTGCATATGCCGTTGGTTATCATCACCCACACCCCCTAAACATCAGCTTCACGCCGCCTGCATAAACATTTCCCAGATATATCTTCACCGCATTGTACCTCGCCGAAGATACTTCCGCCTGAGACCTGTCGCCGTAGGTAACAGAATAGCTGCCTATGGTCTCGGACTTCACATCTGCCGCCCTGCCGCATGAATACATATCATCAGCGCAGGCGCAGCAGGCACGGCGTATCTTGCCGCCAATGTTTTCGTCCGCCAGAAGCTCGGGAGTTATCCTGTCGAATGTAACAGCGTCAATATAAGCAGAGGCAGGCTCCGCAAATCTTGCAAAGTCCGCCTCGCTCATGGTGCCGTGAAAAACCTCGCTGTAAAACTTGTAATCAGCGTATGCCATTCTCAGCTCCTTTGCTGAAATTCAGCAGTCAGGCGTGAGAGCAGTAAATGCCCGCAGCCTTGTTTTCGTAGGCGTCGGTGAGACCGTAAGCACGGTAGGAGAAGATGTATGCGTCCGCATCGGGGTTAGCGTCGGGGGAGATCACCTTGCTTACAGTATGCTTGCCGAACTGGATAACAGCAGGCTTGTGAACTATCATAAAGTTGATAGGCGCACCGCCTGCGGAGGTCTGCTTGTAATATTTGCCTGCAGTCCAGCCGGGAGCGCTGTTGCCCGTAACAGGGGAGTAAACGCCGTCGGAAACGGTGTAATAATCCTTGTAGTTTGTGCTCCAGTCATCGGGCTGGGAGGTTGTCACCTCATACACCGCCTCGGCTTTCTTGAAGCCGCCTATCTCCTCGCCGGAAGATGTGCCGTTGAGCAGGGAAACAGCAGTCCAGAAGCGTGACTGAGGTACCTTGATAATGCCTGCAAAGCCCTCAAGCACACTCTTTGAAACATAGCTGTAAAGGCTCTGAGCCGCATTGTAAAGGGTGGGGGTAACGAAAAGATATCTGCCGTCCGCAGGAACTTCCGCCTCGTCCAGTACGTTCACGCCCTCTCTTACCGAATCCATGAACGCCTCAGCACCGCTGATGGTCTCAGTCTTTGAACCAATGCCGTTGATGGCAGCGTAGGAAGCAAAGCGCACAGCGTCCATTTCGGGAACAGCCTTGGTGCGGATAAATTCGCTTGCCAGCTTGCCGAACGCCAGACCCGCAGTCTCCTCGTTGTCCATAGCGTCAACGCTGAACTTGCGTCCTCTGTCGTAGTTGAACTTCACGGTCTCGTTGGTGATCTCCACATTGCCCTGAACATAACCGCCGTTGCGGGAGTAGTCAGCCAGACCGTCCATGCTTATCTTGGGGATAATGATCTCGTTTGCGTTTGCGCCTGCCTGCACAAGGGAGCCGTCCATATCCAGCACGGAAGAGCAGGAAGCAGCCTTGTAAACATCGTCCAGCAGGTCAATGTACTTCTTGAAAAGTGCAATAGCATTTGCCATGTAAATTCCTCCTTTTAGTGTATAAAAATAGCCTCGTTCATCTTAAATCAAAGATAAACAAGGCTCATCTCTTGCTTTGTTCATGCCGTCCTCCTTACTTTGTGAGTTCTCACTTCGTGAGAGGGGGAAGCCCCATAACAGCCCTTGCGGCGCTGTCGTCCGCCTGACCGCCCGAACCGCCGCCTGTGGGGCCCATGTACTTAGGCACAGGCTCGCTGCTCTCGAAAAGAAAGTCGTTTTCCTTGGCGATTTTGTCCAGCTGCTCCGTGAGACCGACTATCTCGTTGCCCGCAAGCTTCAAGCCGTCCATGTTGAGCAGCGCCTTTACGGCAACAGCGTTTCTGGGCTTGCGCTCTGAGAGCTTGCCCTCCAGAATGTGGTCAAACTGCATCTTTTCCAGCTTTGCGGCACTTTCCTTCTGCGCCGCCGCCAGCTTTTCCTTGTAGTCGTCGGCAGTCTTTTTAAGCCCCTCATAGTCCAGCTTGCCGAACTCCTCTATCTGCTTGTTGGCGGCGCTGAGCTGACTTTTCACGTCCTCATAGTCCCCGAACTTTGCGGAAACTCCGTCGCAGTCCTTCTTGTTTTCGGCAAGTATCTGAGAGATCATCTCCTCTGATACGCCGAGCTTTGTAAGAAATTCCTTGGTCATTGTTTTTCCTCCTTGTGATATAAAAAAAACGTCTATGCCCGAAGGCATAAATGCTTAATTACGATATTGGATTTATTTTGCGCTCATATTCCTGCACGGCCAGGTAATTCTTAAACATATTGATAGCTTTCTTTATAAGCACATTGTTCAGGTAGTACCTAAAATCATCATTCATAGTAATACCAATTTTCTCAGCTTGGGCGATTATCTCAGCTTCATAGCAGCTTAATTCTGCCTGAACCTCCGGATGTTCATTGTACCACTTCACGAATTTTTCCTTCTCATGAAGTCTTTTAAGAAAAACATTCTCGTGAAATATTATAAAGCGATTGCCTTTTACATATGTTTGTTCTAAAAGCTTGCCTTCCACATTATCACCTCGATTTACAAAAACAGCGCACACTTTTCGGGTGTACGCATAAGAAACTAAGATATTTGAGTGAACTCTGCAAATCCCATTTCCGATAATTTCTCAAATGCTTTTTCAACATCGGCAATAAATTCTTCTGCCATTTTAGTATTATCGAAATCTGCTGTTTTTTCTTCCATTGATGTCACGTCCTTTCATTTTGGCATAAAAATAGCGCATATGTTACCGACAAAAATGTCGTAAACATACACGCTTGTGTGAGTATAAAAAATCACCCTACTTGTGTAAGGTGATTAGTCGATAAATTCGATTTCTTCAATATCGTCCTCAATGAAGATAAGCCCTCCGCCGCTTTCGGGGGTGAAAGTAACACCGTCAATATCGTCACCATTTTTGTCTGTTCCTAAGCAGGGAATACCACCACTGCCTGAAAAGATTTCTCCCTTATATGGTGAATCTTTTCGGGTATATACCTTTGCTCTTTTTCCTTCAAGCTGGTCAATTTTTCTGTTGTAGATAAATGGCGTTGGCATATTATACCTCCTTTACCGGGAATATAAATGCTTAATTTTGGAATATTTAATTACAGTATTGTGCTCTGAACTCTTCACGGGTCAAAGCATTATTGTAATTGGGGTCATCGGGATAAACACGGACAATATTACCCTTTTCCAATTCGGAGCGGTCATATCGTGGAAAATTTTCACGAAGAACAAATTCTGTGTCAGAAGGATAATCGTCAAATGTTTTATTTTCAGGCATTTC